ATCTACCAATCCAGATGTACAATATGCAACTGATTCTTTCGTCATCTTTATTCCACCCATTCCACCCATCGCTGCTGGACTTCCAACAGGATATGACTGTTTAGGACTGTAAATAAAGAATTCGTCTAATTCAGGAAATTCAAAATCTTCTGGACTATCACTCTTAGGTATGTATTGTTTATACTTATCACCTTCTTTCTTCTTCTGCTTACGTACATAACGCATTTTCATTGCGTCAATATAACGCAACTCTTCAATACCATTCTGAGGATTTTTTAAATCAATAACTTTATGGTAGTAAAGTCTTCCATCAATATACCAGTTACGGATAATTTCAAATGCTTTTGCATCAAAATCTAATAGTTCCTTGATATATTTAAATTCAGCTCTAAGTTTTTTCTTAATACCATCACTAGCATTAAGATTAGAGAGTTCAATTTCAACAGGAGAATCATGAGTATCTGCGACAATTGCTTCATTAACAACGTCTTCAATAGCACTATCACACTCAGGGTGCAATGCCATCTCCCGATATCTTTTAATTAGTTCAAACTCTGTTCTATATACACCTTCAATATCTACGTAGGATCCGAAGAACCCACTGCTCATATAATGCTCTACCCCGTCCGCATCATTAGGCGGTACGGGGGAAACGGCATCCTTTGGTAATGTGTCAGTGTCCTCAATAGAGAACCCAAATAATTTTGCCATAATTTAGAACTGAGTCTAATTAACTATTACTATTTAGTAGAGTTAATTTAACCCGATGTCACTGTTTGCTCTTCACCTGCTTGGCCACCACCATTTAAACCAACCAGTTCAATGTTATTAACTGCGAATTCTACATCGAATTCTTCAATTGTATCACCACTATCATATGATAGAGCAATATCTCCAACAGTTACTGGGAATATATCAACAAATCTATATGTTTTTATAACTCCTACATTATCACCATTGCCTTTTTGCCTACTGTATTGGAATACATCAGCCTGAGACATATAATTATTAGGATCTACTTGTCCTTGGTTAGTTGCATTATCGATAATAGATTGTGACCATCTTTCCATCGCATTTCTTACTGCGAAGTTCTCATCATTGATAACTGTAATAGTCCAGTTGTCAATAGTTCTGTCACCAGCAACTTTAAATGTACGACCTCTAAATGGAACATCGATTGATGCTACATTCTGAGCAGGTAAGTTAGCAGCCTTACACATGAATGCAAGGTTTTCTGCGGGAACTCCACCCATAAACTCTGTCAAGTTTGAGGCATCTAAGCGTACCTCAAACAGATTAGGTCTTACACCACCGCCACCGAGGGCAGTTTTAAATTGGGAAATAGTTCTTAACGGCATTTTAGGTAATCCTCCTGTGTGTTATTTAGACTGTTAAGTTAAACTCTACCTGCTACTTCTTCAAAGCTAATACCAGTACGGGTAGCAACGAAGGTTAGTGTTACGTAGTTGATTGACTTTGTAGGCTTCAGGAAGATGTCTGCACGGAACTCATTGTTGTCGATGACATCAGGGGTGTTATTTGTTGTGTCGCAAATAACTAGGAATCCATAGAGTCCTCTCTTAGCCTGTACATCACGAAGATATGGTTCAACGATATTACGGAAGTTTGCCCGTGTTAACTCATCGTTGAGTTCAAAGAGTTGAGCCTCTGCTGCACTTTCAAGTGCTTGCTCAACTGTTAGGAATAGGCGACGAACGTTGATTCTGTCAAAGGCAGAAGCAAATCCTAGTCCAGTCTTATCTCCGAAGAGAAGTGTTCCTGTTCCTGGTTGTGTTATAACAGAGTTAACTCTTTGCGGATAAAGAATGTCTCTCTGCGATTTATCGGGGTTGTATGCTAGTTTAACAGCGTTGTTAAGAATACCACGTTGTTGTCCAGCAGGTGAGAACCAAGGATATGCCTCGATTGATGTACGACACATTAGACCAGCAATATCACCATTACATGGAATGTAACGGAACTTGTTATTGAATCTATCGTATGTGTACTTATAACCACTATCGAATACTGCGTAAGAAGAAGAACTTAATGCACTGAAGTAATCTACAAGGTTATTTGTTTGAGTAGTACTGTTAGTAATACCAACAAGATCTGCTCTATGTGCTCCAATAGTAGAAACACAATCCTTTCTACCTTCTGCGATAGAAATTAGTTTATTTGCTTTTGCCTGTGATTCTGCCTTAGTAGAACAACCTGGACCCATAATAAGGAAGTCAACAGCAACGTTATCTTTATTATCAAACTCTTCATATGCTGTCATCAAGTCTCCAAGAGAAGCATTGAATCCACCTTGTGTTGTTCCTGCACCTAGATTAACAGAAGCAGAGTAGTCATTACCATTGATTAGTTTGTAACCAACGTTACCAATAGCATTGAACTTGACTCCCTGAACATCGATACCCCATGTACCATCATTCTTAGCAACAGGAGTTGTTGCAGTTGCGAAACCAGTTGCTACTGGTGTGGTGTTGTGGAATGTATCATCTGTTTCACCAGGATTACCACCTGCGTAAATGTATGCTGAGTTGTCAGCAAGGAATGATTCGTAGAATGTCTTCTGAGGAGCATTAGTATCAGAAACTGTATCCTTTCCTTTTGAAAGGTTAAGGAACTTCTCTATGACATTACCCTTAATACCAGTAATTCTACCGTCATCATCAACAACTACAACGTGAAGTCCATCACCTTCTGAGTTTCTGTTTCTAGCATATCCACTAGTTACAGGTCTTGCAGCAATTGACTTCCAACTAATTGTAGAATTAGTAATACTTAAATTTTGTTGATCGTACCAGTCTTGGATACCAGTTCCACTGCCACTAGCAGCTTCACTCAGTGTCATTCCAGCACCAGCATTGTTCGTAGAAACGCCATCAGCACCACTGAAAAATACAACTGATCCTGTGGTAAATGCAGAACCTACGTTTCCTTCCGCATAATCAATCTTAGTAATGGTTGATCCACCACCAACAGTTTCTACACGGCAAACAACTTTAACATCAACGGTGCTATTTTCTCCGTTAGTAGTATCAGTTGAAACACCTGTAACGATTGCTCTTAGGAAACCAGTGAATGCATTAGCAGTACCAACACCAGCAACTGTGTATCCATTAATAGCAGCAGTAACAGCAGCACCAACAGTAGCACCAAAACCTGCTAAGTTAACAGTATTAATACCGATAACCTGATCAGCAAAATCATCAATGAAACAAACCTTCAATCCATTTGCCCAAGAACCAGGGTTCTTAGCAGCATATGAGAAGTTAGTTGCTTCTGAATGATTGGTTATATAATCGTCGTAATTATCGATTCTTCCTGTGCCTGTCATTGCGACAGAAGCAACACCAACACCAGAGTTAGCATTACCAAAGAGTAGTCCACCACCTGATCTAACTACTTTTAATACTCCACCATAAGTGAGGTATGAAGATGCTGCCATCCAATACTCATATTGAGCATCTGTATTTTGTGGTTTACCAAATACGTTTATTAAATCTTGCTCTGTTGCAATATCTGTTGGTTCATTAACAGGTCCTTGAACAAAAGGACCAGCAATCGCACCGATATTATCTAGTACATTCTCTGCTCTTCCTACTGTTAGGTCAACCTCCCTTACCAGTACTCCAGGAGATAATTGTGGAGTTGCCATGTGTGTTTCCCGAATCTCAGTTATCTAGAAATTATTTATTCTTTACTACATTTACAACGAAAAAAATGCTATGAACAATGCATGAACACTCCTACATATACTCCCACATATATGAACGGTCTCCATATTCATCGGTGTGCCATGTATCTCCATCAACATCTGTAAAACTACCACTATCCAAACCATCGGACATAAAACCAAATGGAGCCATATCTTGATCTATTTGATTCTTCTGTTCTTCATATAATCTTTTTCTTACATCCTGATCAGTAAGTTCTTTAAAATAATCCTGTGCCACTAACCAAGCATATATGACAAGACACATTGCTAAGTCATCATTACATCCTTCCTCTGCTTCAAATGAATTACTTTTTTGAATGAATGTTGTTAATTCACTCATAATTTCATAATCACACATAAGAAGTTTGTCTTCTTCAATTAATGTCTTTAAGTTAAGAGCACCAACCTTCTTAACTGTCTTGGACATCTTGACTCCTAATTGAGTCTTCTTACCAGAAAATCCTTGTCCAACTACTTGACCTGCTCTTCCTCTCATAGAAGACATGAGTAAATTTTTATACTCTAAATCATAATTTAATATAGATGCTACCTGATCTCCCACATCATTAACCTCACATAAAACAAATGCATCATTATAACTTCTGCCAATATCATTAATAATACTAGGGAAGAGCATAGGTTTAATATCATTATTTCTATATTTTGCTACCACTGCATGAGGAAACTCTGTTATATCAATCACAACAAAAGCAGAATAATCTTTTCCTACTCCTCTTGCAACGTCTACTGTAATTGCATAATCATGACCTTTTGCAGGAGGAACATATACATCCAATCCAGCATTTGTTGTTTCAGGTGTTTGATATACCAACGATCTTAATTTACTTGGTGCAATAAGAGTATCAACAGATCCTAAGAACTCACACTCAAACTCAATCTTAAACTGTTGCTCAGATGTGTTGGCAATAGTCTGTTCTTTCCATACATCATCTCTACCAGGAACCTCTGACCAATGAACATCAGTTGGTACATATTCATTCTTACCTTTCTCTGCATCATGCCAATACCTATAAAAATGGTTCATCCCGTGAGGGGTAGAAACCATTATGACTTTTGTGCTTTTACCAGAAGTAATAGTAGGATAAACACTAGCAAAGAAAGACTCAGCGATGTGATTGGGGACAAAAGCAAACTCATCCAAGAAGAGGATGTTAAAAGACATACCACGAACAGCACTAGCAGAAGTTGATGCTGCCAAGATTTTACTACCATTTTCTAACTCCAATGAACCTTTGTTCCATGATATGATTCCTTGTTGCATCCATTTTGGTAAGTTCTCATAAGCAGTCTGCAACCTACCCAATAAATCTCTGGCAGTTGCTGCTTTGTTAGCAAGAATACCTATATTAACGTTATCATTAAATACTGCATAATGTAATAAGTAGGATACCGACGTTGTGGACTTACCAGTCTGACGAGGCATCTTACATATATTAAATCTATTTGCGTGAAAATTTCTAATTAATTCTTCTTGAAAATCATAAGGTTCAAAAGGTACAAGACCTTCATCCAAACTTACAATCTTTACATGTTGTTTTGCAAAGTATACTGGATCATTCTTACATGCCATGAATTCAAGAATTTGCTCTTTGGTAAATTCTTGTTTGACATTTGCTTTTTTTAGAAGCGGATTACCAAGATATACATCATCATATGTGGTTGGCATATCAACAATTCCAAGCTCTTAATGATTTAGACAATCTATCATCTCCTGTATTATTAGAAGGTTTTTGCCTCTTTCTCATCCCTTTCATTCTAGCACAGAAAGATGCTCTTCTTTTGTTACCAACTTTTTTGCTTGGTGCTTTTAGATCAGAACCAGGATTATCTCTTTCATAAGACTTCCTCCCCTTCTCATTTAATCCACCTTCTTTATTCTGACCTTCCTTCTTTGTCCACGCAGCACCTTCTTGCATATAATCAAAATCATCTCTCCAAGAGTATGATTCTTTCTTACTACTATTACCCCAGTTAGCAGCACCTTTCTTACGGCACTTAACTAATGCACCAGATGCATATGCACTAGGCCATACAGAGTAACGAGACTTTACCTTATGATAGCAAGCATCTTTTGTACCACTACCCTTACCTTTCTTATCTGATCCTTCACTAATTTCCTCCTTACGTTTTTTCATTGCCTTTGCTCTGTCAGTATTTGCCTCTTTCTTTTCAAGTTCAAAGACTGCTTTCTCCTGAGATTTTAATTGAGCATCAGTTTCTTCTCTAGCATATCTCTTACTATAAGAGACTGGTTTTACTGACCTTCTTCCTTCTTTAGGAGATAATCTTTTATCTATTCCTGCTGCTCTATCCTGTGCAGCCATTTTTCTCATTTCTCTATCTTGTCCTTTTACTGCTTCAGTTGCATACTCTACTTCTTCTTTTTTAGTTTTCTTTACACAGTTTGGATATCTCTTACCAAACATTGTCTTCATACCTTTTTTCTCATAACCTTTCCAGCAAGCTT